AACTGGTGACAGAGTGGATAACATCGAAGGATTAAAAGGTATTGGTCCTGCTAAAGGAACTAAGATACTTAAAGACTGCACTAATGTAGAAGAGCTATACGAAGCTGTACTCAAGGCTTATGATGGTGATACTCCAAGGGTGTTAGAGAATGGAAACTTACTTTACTTACAACGAAAACAAGGCGATGTATGGCAACCACCCCTAAAGTAATACAAGTAGTTTGGATTGACGCAGTAGCGGACTCAGGATGGGAATCAAAGACTAAAGCAGAGGTGCATCACTGTACCACTATTGGTTATTTAGTTGATGAAACAGACGAAGCACTGTGTCTAGCATCTACCTGGTCTATCGACCAAACCAATGCAAGAATGCACATCCCTAAAGCATGGATTAAAAACAGAAAGGTAATATTAAATGAAAACACAATCAGCGAAAGCAAAGGGACGAAACCTGCAAAAATGGGTCGTAAAAGAACTACTAGCAAGGTATCCGCAACTAAGCGAATTAGACTTGCGTAGTTGTCCAATGGGTTCGCACGGTGAAGATGTAGTGATGTCTCAGTTTGCAAAGGATGAGATACCTGCAGTGTTTGAATGTAAGTCACTAGCGAAGGTAGCTGTGTATAATTACTATGAACAAGCTAAGTCTCACGGTAAGTATGAGCCTATTGTAATCATTAAACAAAACGGTTGTAAGCCCTTAGCAGTGATTGACGCTGAGGTTCTCTTTGACATGATGGCAGGATAATATGAGTGAAATTAAAATTGACATTGATAACGACTTCTGTGATGAGATTGTTGCTGGTCGTTTAATCGGTACATACAAGTCTCTTAAAAAAGACATCAAAGATAAGAATTGGGGACAAGAAGACTTAGATAGCTTTAAGAAAGTGGTTGATGCTTTAGAAGTTGTAGGTCCTTGGTTTGTTTACGATTGGAAGAAGAAAACTAAATGAGAATTTTATTACTTGATATTGAAACAAGCCCCAACAGTGCGTATGTTTGGGGACTATTCGACCAGAACATTGGCATCAATCAGATGATAGACTCATCACAAGTTCTTTGCTACTGTGCTAAGTGGCTCGGTGATAAAGAAGTTGTGTTTGATTCTATTCACAAATCATCAAGAAAGAAAATGTTAAAAGGTATTCATGGACTTATCGACTCAGCAGACGGTGTTGTTACTTATAATGGCAATAAGTTCGACTTACCTATTCTCAACAAGGAATTTCTTTTACATAATCTTAATCCACCATCTCCTAGTAAGAAGATTGATTTACTTCGTACTGTTAGGAGCAACTTTAGGTTTACTAGCAATAAGTTAGATTATGTCTCACAACAACTAGGACTAGGTAAGAAGGTAGAGCATGAAGGATTTGAACTGTGGCTTAAATGTATGGACAAAGATAGTGCAGCTTGGAGTCGTATGGAAAAGTACAACATCCAAGATGTCATATTATTGGAAAAGCTTTACTATAAGTTGTTACCTTGGATTAAATCGCTTCCTAATCGCAATCTTAATACCGATAACCATGTATGTCCAAGCTGTGCTTCAACGAAGATACAGAAGCGTGGATTCACTTTGGCGACAACAGGTACTTATCAAAGGTATCAGTGCAGGGACTGCGGTTCGTGGAGTCAAGGGACTACAGCGGTTAAAAAAGGTATTAAAATCAAAGGGGTTGCATGATGGAAAATAAATTTAATGATAACCCTGTAGCAATGCCAAATGTGTGTTATAATAACCGTCCTTCTCTAAAAGATTGGTTATTATCTAGGGAAGGCTTAGAAGACCAGGGAGATGTTCTATCTCGTCAAGTTGGAGGTTCTCATTACAAGAGAGCTTGCCAACCTTGGGAAATTATAGAAGAGTGGGAACTGAACTATTGGGCTGGTAACATTATTAAATATGTGTTACGATACCCTCATAAGAACGGTGTGGAAGACCTTGAAAAGGCTGCACACTATTTAGAGTATTTAATCAAGAAAGAAAAAGATGCCACTATTGCTGCACGAGATTAAAGAGCGTCTAATCGACCTTGATGAAATAACCTTGTTGGAGTTGTTAGATATTAATAGCGAAGACATTGTTGAAGCATTCTCTGACCGCATTGAGGAAAGAGCCGATAAACTGGAAAAGGAAGTACGATAAGAATGAATAAATACACAATGAGTCCTTATAATAATTTCATTGCAAAAAGTCGCTACAGTCGATACATTGACAATGAAGGTCGTCGTGAACACTGGAATGAAACAGTAGCAAGATACTTTGACTTCATGGAAAAGCATCTACAGACAAAGCAGAACTACACATTAACTAAAGAACTTCGTGCAGAGTTAGAACTAGCAGTAAACGATTTAGCAGTGATGCCGTCAATGAGAGCTATCATGACTGCAGGTCCAGCCTTAGAGCGTCAGAATGTGGCAGCATTTAACTGTTCATATTTACCTATTGATGACCCTAAAGCTTTTGATGAAGCTATGTACATCCTTCTCTGTGGTACAGGTGTAGGATTCTCAGTGGAGCAACAATATGTTACTAAATTACCTGAAGTGCCAGAGCAGTTGTTTGATAGTCAGACTACTATTAGTGTGTCGGATTCTAAAGAAGGATGGGCAAAATCGCTTAGACAGCTCTTGGCTCTTTTATATTCTGGTGAGATTCCAAGGTTCGATGTATCAAAGGTTCGACCTGCAGGAGCTAGACTTAAAACCTTTGGTGGAAGAGCGTCTGGACCTGGACCTTTGGAAGAACTTTATAAGTTTTGTGTTACCAAGTTCAAAGGAGCAGTTGGTCGTCGCTTATCATCACTCGAATGCCATGATATTCTCTGCAAAATCGGGGAAGTTGTTGTTGTGGGCGGAGTACGACGCAGTGCCATGATTAGCTTGTCTGACTTGTCTGATGACAAGATGGCTCATGCTAAAGCAGGTAATTGGTGGGATGGTCAAGGACAAAGAGCATTAGCTAATAACTCTGCTGTCTATAAAGAGAAACCGTACATTGGTCAATTTATGCGTGAGTGGACAAGTATCTATGAGTCTCATTCAGGCGAGAGAGGAATATTTAGTCGTGACGCATCACAGAGACAAGCTGAAAAGAATGGAAGAAGAGACGCTTCATACGATTTTGGTACAAACCCTTGCAGCGAGATTATCTTGCGTCCTTATCAGTTCTGTAATCTTTCTAGTTGTATTGTTCGCAGTGATGACACTATGGATTCTTTGGAGCATAAGATTCGTGTGGCATCTATCCTTGGAACTTTTCAAGCGTCGTTAACAGACTTCCCTTACTTGCGTAAAGTATGGCAAAAGAATACAGAAGAAGAAGCACTACTAGGTGTGTCTATGACAGGTATCTGTGATAACGCACTGTTGAATAACCCTGATGACCCTCAGTTACCAGCTAGACTAGAAAGGTTGAAAGATGTTGCTGTTACTACTAATGCTGAATTTGCTGCTATCATTGGAATTAACCAGAGTGTGGCTGTTACAGCTGTTAAACCCGAAGGTACAGTGTCGCAGCTTTGTAGTACTGCCTCTGGCATTCATCCTCAGCATAGCCAATACTATATTCGTCGTGTTAGAGGTGATAACAAAGACCCTTTAACACAGTTTATGATTCAAGCTGGATTTGTGGCAGAGCCGTGTGTGATGAAGCCTGAATCAACAACAGTATTTAGTTTCCCTGTTGCTGTGGCTGACGGTGCTTTGTTGCGTGAAGACTTAACTGCTGTGCAACACTTGAAGTTGTGGTTATTGTTTCAGCGTCACTATTGCGAACATAAGCCGTCTGTGACTATCTCTGTTAAAGAGAATGAATGGATGGAAGTTGGAGCATGGGTGTTTGAACACTTTGATGAGGTTACTGGCGTGTCTTTCCTACCGATGGACGGAGGGACATACAAGCAAGCCCCTTATGAAGAGGTTAACGCAGAAGAGTATGCTAAGTTAAAAGCTTTACAACCTGCTGACATTGATTGGGCTACATTTAAAGAGTATGACGACAATGTGGAAGGTGTCCAAACTCTTAGTTGCTCCGCTGGCGGATGCGAAATATAAGTTTCCTTGTGTGTAGTACCTTTATAGCCACCCTTCGGGGTGGTTTTTTTACACAGTTAATCGGATTTGATTCCGTAATTTACGAGGCTTGCTTCCGTAATTTATGTAATTCTTATTTTAAAAAGAGGATTTACATAGAATTGCACTATAATGCAATACTTCTTATCTTTAGTTGTACTATAGTGCAATAATGTGTAATATACTATACAAAAGGACGAGTACCAGCCTTATCAATAACTAAAGCTTGTTTTCTCGGTGTTCCTCTAGGTTCGTTAGTAACGCTTATATGCGTCCATGAGCCAAACTCTTCAATGATTTGGTCAAATGGTACATCCTTAGCTTTACAAGCCAATACAACCTCTCTAGGGGTCATTCCTGGCACTCTAATGTCAGCAGCACACCCTACCCTATGTTGGCTAGTGTCTTTCGAGCCTACAGCGTCATTAACAGCCTTACTACGGAATGCAGAGTTAATCATAATAGGTTGACCTACTACTGCTCTAACAATCTCAAGCAATGCAGCAAGTCTACTTAGGTTATTAATCTCTTGTTCATTAGGAGTATTGTCTAATCCCTTACGCTCTGCAATCTCTGAGTTAGTCAGTTCTTCTAGTGTAAAGTGTACTGATAGTGGAGTAGATGTCATTATTTCCTCATTAACATTGAACTTGCTATAGATAACATAACTTGTGGGCTTTCAGGTTGTTCTTTCCAACCAACTGTTATCTGACCAATAAACTTATTAACATCAGGCGGTACAGAGATACGACAAGTATAGTTAATACCAATAGATTTGTACCATAGTCCAATTTCTGACTGTGCTTTGTTGTATTCACCACAAGGTATTTCATTAGCCATTAGCTTAATGATGTCGTTATTGTTGTTTATGTTTGCAGTAAAAAGACCAACATCGTACCCGTCAAACTCTTTGTATCGTTTATCAGGTTGGTAGGCTCGCTCAACAATACGAGTGCCTAACAAGGGATTTACTGAAAAGATAACAACTAAATCAGCGTTTGTACCCTTAAATATGACTTTGGCAGCATCATCATACCGAGCAGAATTCATAGAAGGTAGCTGTTTAGACTTGGTGTAAGCATCAAGCATCAAGCCTTGGTTCTGCCAAACAAAATAACCAGTAAAGGTCAGTACCGACATAATTACAATAGCAAATAGCCTAAAAGGGCTACTGACATACGCTAATATTTGAGGTACTAGGTCTTTCATTACTTTTTAGATTTCATATCGATAATCTTTTCGAGAGTACGACCACCAAAATAGGCAGACATAATCAACATACCCCATTGACCTAACAACTCAACATAAGCTTGTTTAACATCTAAGCCAAAAGCTGATGCCGTAGCAAATATGAAGTAACCAATTAGGATAGCAATTAATGTCATTGGTCTAATGTTCTTAGACAGCCAAGAATCTGAACCCATGTCTGAAGTCCAGCGACTGCTTATTTCTTGAGCCTCAACAGTGTCCGCCTGTAACTCAGCTAATTTACCGTCTTGCTCTAGCTTGGCTAACTCTGCTAACGCTTTTGCTTTGGCTTCTGGGTTAGGAAGGACTCTATCGAGAACCTTCTCACCTATGCTTAATATAGCTGCTATTGGTAACATGGTTTATCCTAAAAATAATATTTAATCTGCAGCACCGATGGCATTCCAAGAATTAATTTCCTCATCACTATATTGTACAGGAGGAGGTGTTTGAGGCTGAGTAGTTTGAGAAACCGCACCTGGCTCTGCCGCACCGATAGCCTCATACTCTGGATTAATCTCAGGTTGCTGTCCAGGGGCTACTTCTGGAACAGTAAGTATAGCAGCTGCTTTAACCGATTGTGATGGCTGTGAAAGTGTAAATGCTTTATCAATCTTTTCTAAAGTTTTAATGTCATTAGGGTTTGTAACAGCTTGTCTTAATACTCCTTTAGTTTCTGGAGACATAAGTAAGCTCATAACTTTGTCATCGCTTAAACCGCCTTTAATCTCATTGTAAAGACGAGTAGTAACACCTGCTACCTTTGCTGGAGCATACCGACCGCCTGTACCAGCATAAGCAGCTTCAGACACTACTGCAGGGTTAATAAGATTTGATTTGTCTGTGCCTGCAAATCGTTGTTGATACTTAAAGAAGTTTTCAGCATCTTTCATACGACCTGAAAAGTCTTCTAAACTTGTACCTAAAGACAATGCTAATTTAGATTTATCTGGTTCAGGTAAAATATTAAATTTAGATGCTAAAGATTGTAAATCTACTCCTGTAGAACCATCAGCTAATGTTTTTTTAGAAGACTGTACAAAGTTATCATAGTTAACTTGTTGAATTCTCTTTAAATCTTCAGGAGCTGTATTCTTTAAAATACCAAACAAACTTCTCTGCTGTGCAGCAGAAAGACCGTCAATAGTCTTCATTAGAGTATCTGTATCAATAGAAGCAATGTTTTTATTTTTAAGAATTTCAGGCAAGCCTTGAGATATAGCTGCTTGATAACCATCTACAGCTTGTTTAGTTTTCTTAGAAGCACCTATCATTAAATTAGCAACAGCTCTTTCGTCTACATTTTTAGACTGAGCCATTAATGTTAAATCATCTTTAAGACCGCCAAAGATAGCTGCTGAAATCTTTTGTTGAGTTCCAACAGATACATCAGTAATTAAAGATTCATTACCTGCTGCTTTTTTACCAAAGTCTGTTAACCAAGCCTGTAATTGAGGAATAGTCATCTTTTTTTGAAATACACCGTTAGTTAGGTTATCTTGTAAAGTTTCTAAGAATTTAACTGTGCTTTGTGAATCAGGCAATTCTGATGCTTTATATTTAGAAATTAAATCAGCAATCTTAGCTTGCGTATTATCGGTAACAACCATAGGTGTATCACCAGCAAGTTCCGTAGCTTTGTTATAAGCAGGACCACCAGCAGTTTTAATTTGTTCTTTTAAACCGCTGATTCGTGCATCAACAGCTTGAAAAATACCTTTACCAGCATCTTCAGCCTGATACCCTGCTTTAGTAGTAACTCTAGCACCTGAAGTAGCTGTCTCAGTAGCTTGCTTTTCTAAAATATTAAATAAGTTAGCATACTTAGGGTTGCTTCTTAGTTCTGCAACAATACCAGCAACACGGGGGTCAGAACTGTCTTGCCCTTTAAGCATGAACTTACGAAGAGTGGTTTCACCGTCAGGACCAAGTTGGTCAAGAATTTTCTTAACACCTCTATTTTCTCTCCAGTTTTGAATACCTTTTATACCCGCTACACTAAGTAAACCAGCAGCTGTAGTCAACTGTACAATAGGAACTCCATCAAATAATGCTTCATCAGCCAATCTAGTAACACCGCCAATTGCCATTTGTGTAGGTCCGCCCAGAGCCGACATACCAGCACCTTCACCTAAACCAAACGCAACTGCAGATTCATTAGAGGTTGATTCAATACCTGGTAAAACTCTAGGTGTTAGAAAAGGGTCTTGTCGTCTTCCAGGATAAGCAGGAAACAAAGTGGGGAAGGTTGTCTCTAACTTATTGGCTGCTGAACCAGCCAAGTCAATCATAGATGTAACACCTCTAGGTACTCCAGCGAAAAAACCTAGACCAGTTACACCAGCTTTACCTGTAAACCCCGTGGAAGACATATTCTCAACAAGTAGTTGGTTTTCTAACTTACTAATCTCAGCCTGTACTTTATCTTTGTTCTTTTTTAAAACAGGGTCGGTTGTAATTCCAATACCTCTAAGTACTGTTTTTCTTTCTTCTAACTGCTTGGATAAATCAGCAATAGCTTCTGCTGATGTTTTGTACTTAGCCATATTATCCTTTTAGGTTTGTCTTGTCTTGAATATACTGTTCTCTAGTTTTAGGTGTTTTACCCTGGTTTTTTATGTAATCAACATATTTGTCATAATCAGCACCTGGGTCAACAACTGTCTTTGGTATATTAATAGTTGTAGGTTTAATACCTTTTAATCTAAAATATTCGTTTAACTCACCATTCTCAACTGCTTTATTATACTTTTTAACAGCTCGTTCAGCAATATTTCTTCTTGTTTCTGTTAGTTTAATTAAAGTATCACGCTCAAGAGAAACTGTACCTGTCATTACTTTACGCAAAAACTCTCTTTCAGCTGGGGTATCAAGACCCTTTGCACCAATACCTAAAGAATTAATCATAGGGAATACATCAGAACCTAGTAAAGCATCTAAATATTCTGTATCAGTAACTTGTTTACCTGCCTTTGTGTCTCCAGCAAATTTAGCTTGAATTTTTGCTAAGTTTGTTTGTATCTCAACGAATGAGCCAGTAAATGCTTTGTTTGTTCGTAGTTCATTTAATGTTTCATCAATTTTAGTTAGGTTGTCTGCTCCTGCTTCACCCGCAGCTGCTGTTGAAAGAATCTTATCACCGACACCTTTACCAACAACTTTAGATACTTCTGTTTCACCTGCTGGCATTACAATTTTAGTTCCTTTACCTTCGCCTTCAGCTCTTATGATAGCGTCAACTTCTTTAACACGAGGGTCGTTAGGACCTAGCTGTGCTACTAAAGATTGTCTATAAGACTGTAGTTTAGCAATAGTTGGTAGCTGTTCTCTCGTTTTAGCTGTTACAGTTGCTTGTGATTCTAGCATTTTATTAGCTCTCTCAATTGCTTGTGTAGCTAAACTAGCCCCACCAGGAAGTTTCTGTAACTCACCAGCTAATGTTCGTAGCTTCTCAGGAGTATCAACACCGATTTGTTGTACTAGCTGATTAGTACGACTTACTAACTGCATTTGAGGGTCTTCAATACCTAGTAAGCCACCAACAGCTTTAGGAATGTTTTGACCAGCAGAATACAATGCAAACTGTGATTGTTGTTGAGGGTCAAGTTGAGCATATTGAAGAGCTTGTTGTCTTGCTTTGTCAGCTTGAGACTGCTCATATATTTGCGGTGTAACACCAAATAAATTACCTACGATATCTTGTTGTGCCATATTAATCTCCCATTCCACCAGTGCCGCCATACCAATTAGAAGTATACGATGCACCTGGATTATATTGTGGATTCTGACCGTATTGGTCATACATTAAGTTAGTATTGCTGGTTGTCTGTGTGCCTGGTTGATTAAGTGTATTTTGAAACCATTGAGACATATACGGACTATTTGCAACACCAGAAAGCGTAGTACCTAAAGGACTGAAAGAATTAGCTCGTTGTTGTGTTAAAGCAGCATTCTGAGAAGCACTATTTAATAAACCAGCACCAAGTTGATTAGCTTGTGTTTGTCTACCTCCTAAATTAACACCCAAAGTAAATGGAGACTGACCTTGTGCTTCAACAGCTTCTGAAAGACCTAGAGTTGTTGTTAAAGGACCGTAAGCAGAAGTTTGTAATCCGAACCCTTTACCCACAACATCAGTACCGCCTGTAAGAAGGCTTTGACCAAATAAACTTCTTTGTTGTCCGTAGGCATCTGCTTGAGCTGCTAATGTTCTGTCTGTATTAGCTAGTGAATTATAATAAGCTGCAAACTCAGGGTTTGTTGCTGCCATGTTACCAGCAGAAGTTCCACCAGTAGCTAGACCTGTACGACCTGTCTGATATGTTCTATTACGAAGACCCGCTAATTCTTGTTCTTGTACAGGAGCTAAAAGGTTTCTTTGATTTTGTAACCAATCTTGACTTGCCTGCTCTGGTGAAGCAGCTAAGTATTGATTACCTAAAGACATCAACCTCTGTCCACCAGACATTAACTGAGAAGTATCTAGATTCTGAGCTTGGGTTAATTGCCCGCCATACCCGCCCATTAAACCTGTTTGAAGGTTTTGTAATCTAGGGTCTAGTGTATAACCAGCACTTGTTAAGTTACCTGATGGGTCTAATCCAAAGTTAGAACTTCCCAAGTTAGTTGTTAAACCAAAAGGTTTAAACTTAGATTGTTCAGCAGCTATTCTGGCTGCTTCAATTTGAGCATTAGCGGATGTATTAGCTGCGTCTTTAGCAGCGTTACCTGATAGCATACCTCCGATTACATTACCTGCTACTACAGCGGTAGCGACTCCTGACATATTAATTACTCCTTAAAGATAAACTCAATGCTTGTCTATAATCTATAGTGATTTCTTCACCTAGGTTTCCACCACGACATCCTTTGATTTCTGTATGAGCAACTAAATCAATGTCGTTGTTGTTTTTTAAAACCATAACAGCATTAGGATGCCGAGCATGGTTTGTATATCTTCCTGCTGGTGTTCTTTTACCATTTATTCTTGCAGGTGCAATAACTTCACCTTCAATAATATTACCTGTAGCAAACACACCTTTACCTTCAATCTTTGAGTCAGCCACCGTCATTTTATAGTTTCCAAAAGGTAAATCTATTTGGTCTTCTGTGTTTTCAGACTGCATACGGACAACTTCTTCTGTAAACCCATACTCAGAAATGGCTTTATAATAGTCTTTGATGTCTTCTTTATTATCAAAAGTTAGTAGTAATTCGTTAGCTTTTTGATGTTCCTGCCAAGTAATACTTTTATTTAAAAACATTTCTTCAAGCTTTTCAACATCAGTCTCGGTTGTAGAATAAACATTCTGCCAAACAACAGTCTCTTCAATATATCCAACTTTACGCCCAGGTCCAGAAACAAATGTTTGAGGAGCTACAAGAGCTGTTTTACTTCCATCCTCATTGACCATCGTTACTTTACCAGTTAACATAATGTTTAAATGTACGGTTGTTTGATAGTGTCCAATAGAGAAAGAACCAGTTGGTAGTGTTACTTCTCTAATATAAATATTAGGACCAAATCTATGAACAACAGGACAGTCTACTTGCTTCTGCTTTAAAAACTCAGCCTCAATAACCTGTATTTTTTCTTCGGTTCTTGCACTACTTAGCTCAAATCTAGGTTGTTCAATAATATTCATATTTAATTTAAATAGTTAACTACTGGTATCTTTACGCTGTTCGCTTCCACATTCTTACCGTGATGTATGGTTGTAAGTTAGCATTAGTGCCACTAGAACCTGTAGAGGCGTTAGTCGTGGCTGTAGCTACTGTAATTCCTGTTGTTGCTGTATTAGTGGTGTAGCCTGTTCCATTTAAAGACTGGTCTTGGAAAGCAAAACCATTACTATATTGACCACTAGCTCTACCATAAGTGTGTCCGTGTCCAGAGTCTGTTACAGTAGAAGTAGATGTTGCTGTATGAGTATGAGATACAACAATAGCATCTGCAGAACCGCCAGTTTCTTCAGCTGTGTCAAACGCAGCATTTCCTGCATCTAGACCAACCATTACACGACCAGCACCAAATGCAGTCCAAGTACCAAAGCCTAAAAGAGTCGAGGGATTAGATGCACTAGTAGCATTAATGTAGATAGAACCTACAGGATAAACCGCAGCTAAAGCAACTGTAACAAAAGCTGTAGTAGCTAATTGTGTTGTACTAGAACCAGCAGTAGCTGTAGGACCTGCAGGAGTTCCTGTAAATGTAGGAGAAGCTAAGTCAGCTTTAGAACTGATAGCACCTGAAATAGAATTAAACTCGTTATCTATCTCTGTGCCTTTAACAATCTTACCAGCGTCACCACTAGGTAGTGTGTCTTTAGTGGCAAAGTTTGTTGCCTTTGTATAGTTTGACAAAATATAACTCCTTTAAAGTGTCTTTCCCTGTTTAAGGAAAAAATCGATTTTCTGTATTGATAATGGTGTACCATCAATGTCTGATTCAAATCCAATCTGTATTACTGTTCCTGAACCAGAAGCTGGAATCTTTGCTATATCTAACGCAATACCATTAGTGTATGTTGCAATGTTATATTCTGCAGTACCGTATTCAAATACTTCAACTCTCTGTAATGTAATACCACGAGAGAAGTAGTTACGAGTGTAATTATAGCCCCATTTAACAGCGATAGGTTGATTAGAACCACCAATAGCAGTTACATTGATACGCTTTAGAATCTTGTTAGTAGTAGCAGATTCAAAGTCAAAGTAGTTAGTAAAGTAAGACATACGATACTTAGCACCGTCATCTTCATACAGATTATACTTACCGATGTATCCTGGTTTACCAATATAGAACTGTCTATCTTGTGTTACACAGAATGCTGTAGGATTAATCTGTTTCCAAATAGTAGTTCTTGCTGCACCATTCTCTAACACACCTCTTGTATCAAAACAATAAGTAAAGCCAGTAGAGGGTAAAGATAACAAATAAAAAGCATCAGTAGGGAAGTAAACACCTTTAATGTTCTTTAATGTTTCAGAAGCCACATTAGTTAATAACTCATCTCGTACATTCTTAGACACATCTCTAAATGGTAGTGACTTCTCTTGAATAACACGCTGTAGAGACTGTACACCAGTTGAAGACAAGAACATTAAGTCTGTACCAATAGATGCTACAGAGTCTCTAGCGATACAACCAATACCAGTAATTGTGTCTGATAATGCTAAAGCTGAAGGGTCAGAAGGACCACTATAAACAACTATGTGCTTCTCACAGAATATAATTAAGAATCCATTATGAGCAGCTAAAGCAACAATAGGGTCATTGTTAGGCACAACTTCACTAATGTCTAAATATCCTGCTGTTCCTGTCTTCCATTGAGTAGGGTCTAATAAATCACTGAAGTAAACTGTTTGTCTATCGTTAGCAATATCAGCTACCCAAACACGACCAAATGCTGTCATCACCACATTCGGAGTAAAGCTAGTGACAGTGTAAGAACCTGGTAGATTAGTAGCAATATCGCCTAATCTCTGTAAACCATAAGCACCTGTATGTGCATGAGCTGTAGCACCTAACTTATGGTAAACCAATAGAGGATGTCCTGACTGTACTAGGATAGCGTGACCTGAAGGAGTTGCTCCAGTGTCATAAGGCATACCAGCAATCTGCCAGTTATCATCAGTAATAGTGTAAGTTAAGTTACCTGTATCAGTTGAGTTACGAACAGCTAATGCAGTTAAAGTTGTAGTGCCTGAATAAATATTATTATTAGCTGCAGACAACACAACATTGCCGTCATCTTTAAACACCTCGAAGATAGCTCTAAAGTTGCCTGTAGACGCTGCAGTGGTATTGACCTTAGTCCACCCCTGTCTAGCACCAATACGACCATAGCGGTCGATTACGCAGTTATTAGCCTCTAATGCAAAACCAGAAGATAACTGTACTGAGGAATCTTGAGTATTAAGACCAAAAAAGCCTGGAGCTGCAATCGTTCCAGTTACAAGAGTCTCTGCCATTTAGATAGCATCCCATTGTGATTCTTCAATGTAACGACCAGACTCTAAAGCAATAGCGTCTGCTAATGATGTTTTATATAAGCCATAAGCCTCGCTAGAAGCTAGTCCACCGTCTTCACCACGCTCTGCTAATGCCTTAGCATAAGCTAACATAACGATTGGCTCTGAAGGTACTAGAACACTATCAGCATCTGCAGATAATGCTACTTGAGGTTTAATGATGTTAAAGCGGATATTGTACACACCATTCGGAATAGGGAATAAATCAACCTGTGTATCTCCGTTAGAATCTGTACCGTTAAAGTTATAGTAGTGAGGAGAGCCTTTACTGCTTGACGATAACAAGAACTGTTGGTTCATGTATCTGGTTGGTGCGTTGTAAAGGATTGTATCGCTTGTGTCGTTTAAGACATCAATAACACGGAATCTTTGTCCTGAACCCACTAAAACATAGTTAAATATGTCTGCACCTGTTACAGCAGACAGTGTATCTGACAAAGCATTCCAGTTGTAAGCATCTTCAACCATTCTTTTAGAATCATTGACAAACTTAGCTATTAGTTTAGAATAAGCGTTATCATTGACAGAAGATACCTCTGTCTCTCTAAGTCTTATTAATACATCATTAACCAAAGAAATATAGTTCATAAGTTCCTTTTACCTTGTCTAGCTAAAGACATTTTTAATTTAGTCTCTTCAGAATGTTTCATGTTCATAGATTTTCTAAGTTTACCACATTTTTATGTTTGTGTCAACAACTATTTAGCGTCCACGACCGCTTTTTTTCATGTTTGTAGCTGTACGATTACCCCTAACAGGGAAAGATTTACCAGCCTTAGATAAAGCAATAGCGACTGCTTGCTTCTGTGGCTTACCTTCTTTAACCATCTTACTGATGTTAGAAGATACTGTTTTGTCTGATTTACCTTTTTTGAGTGGCATTGTTAAGCTCCGTTTTGATAAGATGTTGTTTGATGTATTTCCATAGTCAGAATAACTGACATACTAGAACCTGTTTCTGTTGTTATTTTAATATAATCATATTCGTCCATGACTACTCTGCCATCAGACAACTGAATATATTTATTAGCGTCTAAGTTAGTTGTACCAAGAATAACAATGTCATCGCCTTCACTGTGGTCGTGCCATGCAGCATTCACAGTCTTGTTAGAACCTGTGCTGTTAGATATGTATAACAATGTTAATATGGCTTTACACCCTTTAGGTGTAGTATAAATTGTTGTAGCAGTATTCGCTACAAGGTTCTTACCTACTGTAAGTTCTCTCATTTAACTACCCAATGTGATGTAATGAAGGTAATAACACCTCCAACAATAGAAGCAATGGTCATACCCATCCAGAAGCCACCTTTGCTACGATTGGCTAATTCTAGTAACTCTTCCATGTTAGACTCTAGTTTGTCTATCTTCTTTTCCATAGACTCTACTTGAGCTGTTAGTTTACCATACTTGTAAGGGTCGATTTGTCCTTCGTTCATGCTTACTCCGCTTTAGGCTGTTCTACTTGAATCTCTGCTTGTTCCTTAACTTTCATCATTAATGGAAAAGCTCCAGTCTTGCTAGGTAACTCACCTAAAGTACCTAAAATAAAGTTTACTTCTTCTACAGTTAGTTTAAGAGTTAATTCCATTATGCTACCCAAGGTAAACCAGTTGCGACCTTTGGTGCTTTTAGTTCTGCTAATTGAGCATCAAGACTAGCTTCCATAGCTTCTAAGTCTAGCTTATCTGCTAACCAAGTCTTAACTGTTGCTTCTGTTAGATTGTTAAAATCAATAAAAGAATCACTTGGTTCTAAGCCAATTGAGCCATATAAAGAAGAACTAAACTCTCCATCTTGTTTGGATAAAGTCCAATGAGCTTCAAAGACCATGCCAGTTTCTGTGTTTCGTTTCATATCTACAACTTTAAATTCCATTTGATGCTCCCTTTCCATGATTTGCAAAATGCCCATGATATTTATTTCTAGCCTCTTGAGCAACTAAATCAGCCAATTCAATATCATCATACAGACCTATGTATGTTTGCTTTGAATTAACCTTAATTTGTACCATCCACTTTTTCTTTGCAGTATTCCAACAAACCCCTTTAATACCACTTTTGTTATGTGAATACATACCTGAATTTCTTATGTTTTGCTTATGAGTTGCAATTCTTAGGTTTTCAATATTATTGTTTTTAGGATTGCAATCAATATGGTCAATTATTTCTCCTAAATATCCATGATGCCAAAGAAAAATTATCCTATGCAATTGATAATGGTGTTTATTTATTGAAACAGATGCATGACTATTAGAAAAAGTGCCTGCTTTTTTACCAATATGTTTTGGATTCCATTGTTTAAAAGTTAAATCAGATTTGAAATCAGACCTAGGTCTAGCTTTCCAAAACAAATCACCATCCCTGTAATCAAACAGTTCTTTTACTTCTGCTTGGGTTAGGGATGGTTTCAATTACTTACTTTCTAAAGTTTCAATTCTTGATTTAAGGTCTGTAATGATGGCTTGTTGTTCTTGAATAGCTTTTACAAGCATTGGAATAAAAACAGATGTTTTAATGCTTTTAACATCAATACCATCATCATTCATTTCTGTAGAAATTAAATTTGGAAATACTTGCTCAACTTCTTGGGCAATAAAACCAAGTTCTTTTGGTGCTTTGTCATCAATATTGTGCCAATGGTATTTGACAACTCTTAACTTACTTAAATCTTCAGCGTAACCATCTCTTGTAGTTTCTATATTTTTCTTAAAACGCTCATCAGAACGAGCAGATGTTGTTCCATTAGAAAATATTGTGTATATGTTGGTGTTGTTAATTAGTCTAGATTTAAAAACATAATTTGTACCGTTGTTAGGGTCGCTTGTAAAATCTACTAAAACACCATAAGGACTTGCACTTGTGTTAGCAAATGAAGCAGTTACAGTATCAGAAGCAGTAGTTGAAACAGTTAATTTGCCTAATGCACTCGTAGTCCCCACTAGCAAGTTACCACTAGAGTCAATACGCATACGCTCTGAGCCGTTGGTATAGAATATTTGAACATCGCTAGTTGAATAACGAGTTATTGCTGGAGTCCCGTTAGAATAAGCTGCATATTCTTGTAAAATTCCATATGTTGATGTATTAGCGCCACAATAATAAACACGACTAATACTGCTTCCTTCATTTTGAGCAAACCAAGAATTTGCAGCAAAACTTCCTGATGCTGTTCCACTTGCCTTCAAGCAAGTTGCGTTAGCTAATCCATTTACATCTAATTTTGCAGCGGGACTACTTGTACCAATACCTACATCACCAGCCGATGTAATCCTTATTGACTCAGTACCACCCTCTGTAAAGGCAATAGTATCGGCTGCTGGGAAGAATATACCTGTATTAGTATCGCCAGAAGTAGTAATAGCTGGTGCAGAAACAGAGCCAGCAGATACTGTAGCTACTCCAGTTGCAGATAAAGTAGTAAATGCACCAGTAGAAGGAGTAGTAGCACCAACAGTAGTTCCATTGATAGAACCACCTGTTATTACAATGCTTGCAGGATTTATAGAGGCAGCTGAAGCAGCAGCAGCAGTAGCACTATTGGCTGCGTTGGTTGCAGAAGTAGCTGCAGCACTAGCAGAGTTAGAAGCATTGGTAGCACTTGTTGATGCTGCACTAGCACTGTTACTTGCATTGGTTGCTGATGTGGAAGCGTTGCTTGCAGAAGTTGATGCTGCACTTGCAGAAGCAGCTGCGTTAGTCTCTGCTGTCTCAGCATTGGTTTCTGCAGTCTGTGCAGCTGTTGCTGATGACGATGCGTTAGTAGCTTGAGTAGTTGCTATACCAGCTTGTGTTGTAGCAGTAGATGCTGATGTACTTGCTGATGTAGCTGAGTTACTTGCATTGGTTGCAGAAGTAGACGCTGCAGAAGCTGAACTAGCAGCATTAGTAGCTTGAGTTGAGGCTGTAGAAGCTGAACCAGAAGCTGCTGTAGCACTGTTAGAGGCATTCGTAGCTGATGTACTTGCAGCACTGGCAGAACTAGAAGCGTTGCTTGCTGAAGTAGATGCAGCTGAAGCAGAACTTGCTGCATTAGTTTCTGCAGTCTCTGCATTGGTCTCAGCCGTCTCAGCGTTTGTTTCAGCAGTCTGAGCAGCTGTAGCAGAGTTAGCAGCGTTAGTTGCAGATGTTGATGCGGCACTAGCACTAGAAGCAGCGGCAGCTTGTGCAGTCTCAGCATTAGTCTCGGCAGTCTCAGCGTTGGTCTCTGCAGTTTCAGCATTAGTCTCAGCTAACTCTGCAGCTACCTTAGCAGTAACAGCAGCAGCTCTTGCAGCCTCTGCAGCATCAGCGTCAGCCTGTACTTCAATGGCTAATTCACGAACTAATAAAGCTTCACTTGCTGAGTCAGCTACTGCATCACCTGCACCGCCTGCTCCTCGATAAATCGCCATAAATTTTATCCTTTGTTGTCTTGTTTAAAAGCTCTCTCAAGAACTCTTAAAAAAGACCCCTGCCGAAGCAGGGAATCTTATTGCTTAATTAAGCATTCACAGCTAATACGAAACCAGCTTCTGGTCGAACTGTCTTAACACCGAACAATGTATCTGCAGTGTAAAGAGTTGACAAGTAGTCTAACTTGTACTGAGTCTGTGAGCGAACACCAACTTGCTCTGCCAACACCATTGTGTCAGTGTGGAACAACAAAGCAGCTTTGATTGCATCGCCAGCTGAGTTGTCAGCAGCAGTCTCAATCGTAGGCATATTGCTTGATACAAAAATATCAATACCATATAACTTACCGATTTGACCGTTCTGAACACCACGACCATCAACGAAATCGCTAGAGTTGTAGCGGTCCACACCCATGATTGCATTACGCAATGATGGTGGGATTGCAAACTTACGACCGTCCATTGGTACATCAGCGTCATCCATTAACTGGATAATCTTACGGAAGCCAGCGTCAGTGAATACATCAGATGTAGTTACTGTGTCAACAGCGTAAGCTGTTAAACCAGTAGTTGCATCGATGAAGTAGCTGTTGCTATGTACATATGAACTTGAACCGTCACCAAAAGTCTTACCTAAAGCGATAAGCTCGTCATCAACTTGTTTAGCTAAAGCATAACCAGCATCTTCTGTGTAGAAAGAGCGTAGTGATGAAAGAGCTTGAACAGCAGCGATGTCCTCAATGAAACGAGAATATTCAAAATGCTTGTTGATTAAAACTTGTACTTCTGACTCTGTGTCAGCTTGAACGGTAACTGCAGTGTTAGCTGCTTTAGCGTTAGCTACACCACGAGTTGGTTTAGGGATATGCAATGTATCGCCTTTTTTGCCTTTGAAAGACATTTTGCGAACAAGATTAGCCAATACTAGGTTTTTCTTGTAAGCAGCGATAACTTCATCAGACCAAATTTCTGGTATGAACTTGTCTGCATTTGCTTTTGTTACTACGGAGGTTGAACCACCTGGATATGCTACTCCTACTAGTGCCATGATAAATTTCCTTTAAAAGTTTAAGTTAAATACTAAAATTACTTGACTCTGCCTGTAGCGTAAGCGTCCATGATTTCATCGGACATTTGCTCGTATCTATCAGGGTCAGTCATTCTCAATTTAATTAGGTCTGCTCGACGATATACTTTTCTACCTGTCTCACCAGTACCACCAACATCCACCGTTGCAGCTTTCATTGCAGTCTTTTGTGCGTTAGCTTCTACTTCATTTGATTGGTTAGTCTGTTGGACAACCTGTTGTGCTTTGATTTGTTTAATCTCTTTGTAAGTAGATAAAAGTTCATCAGCACTATCAAAATCGTATTCAGCGTCAGCTTTAGCAAACAAGTTCAATCGAATTGCAGAACCTTTAACCCAATCTTGAAACCCTGCATCAGATGCAATGGTTATAAAGTCTGGATGTTTAGAGGACAACTGTTGTGCTGTCTTCATCTTCTTCATTTCGAGTGCTGCTTGTCGTGCTTCAATTACTGCAGGATGCTTTTCAACTTGTCTGTTAACAGCCTTTTGAGGGTCTGCAAAAAAGTCTTCATCTTGCGATTCTTCAATCGGCTCTTGCGTTACTTTCTTGTTTGAGTCGAGTTGTTGTTTTAATAACTGGTCTGCAAGACTTCGTACCTCGTGAACCTCGTTTGCTTGACGACCGATAAGCTTTTCAGCCTCTTGGTGCATCTTTGCTATCTGTGAAGCAGATTTACCTTTATACTTCTCGGGTAACTCTTCTACTTCTGGTTCTGGAGTATTTACTTCCTGAGTTTGTTCTACTTTCGTAGAGTCCTCTTGAGGAGTAATTTCTTGTACTTCTTCTTGCTCACTGCCATTAAACAGTTCGTCTTGGTCAATAAAGTTTGCTGCCATTTAAAGTCTCCTGTCACCGAATCAAGTGATTTTAGGATTTATGTTCTGAGGCTCGTAAGAGGTGTCTCAGGCTTCGTTCTGTTTGCGTTCCTGTTTTGCTTTATCTTCATGTCTCTTAGCCCATTTATCGTAAGCGGTGACATACACAGGGTCTGTACCGTCTAACGATATTCTAGGTGCTGAGATAATCCGACTTGCGTCAGTACCACACACTGCACAGGGCACTACAGTCAGCTCATAATTGACATAGTGCTCTGAAATATGTCCTGCTGGACACATATGCTCAAATATCTTACGCATTTGCCGTATCTCCCGATATGAGCTGTTCGTAAGATTCTGAAGTTACTGCTTGTCGGGTAATTATCCAATTAAGAATATCTAATTGTCCCTTTTTCAGCTGTAACTCTTGTTCGTTTTGGATTGGTAGGACATTGTTGAGAGCTTTGAACATTTCTTCAGCGTCTTCTACAAATTCCTGCCATCCTGTAGTAGTCATCATGGTAAACTGGTTCTCATAATAACTTTGCAACTTTGAGTCTATCATTCTTTGTCCTTTTAGGAGAATGTATTAATAATGTCGTAATTATACAACACTACTATAGGTTTTGTCAAGTACTATTTACTGTAAATTGTTGTTTTTTTGCATCTGTAACTCAACAATCTTGCCTTTGTTGTTGATGTCTTTCTCTTTCAGCATCAAATCAGCTATTCTGGCTCTCTTTTCAAACTCGTTGTCTTGGTTCTGTCCATCAATATTGGTAGACAATGAGCTGATTACCTTAGCTTTTAGCTCTTCAGGTAGTAATTGTGTCTCAACAACAGTCTTTTGAGCCTCTGCTTGGTCTCTTTGTGCTCTAGCTTGTAGAGATTGAGTCGTTGCTTGAGACTGTTCCATCTGCATCTGTTGAGCCATCTGAGCCATCTGTTGCTGTTCAGGGTTTGGTTGACTCATTTGGTCTAAAGTAGCCATTAATTCAGCACGATTAGACAAACTAGAGTTACCAATAATACCTTTGAGCAATACAGGAAGAACTGGAGTATCAGGACCAAGGGTCTGTAACAAACCAATTAACTGTTGCTGTTCGTATTCACGAGCCATCATACCTAAACTACCTGTAGGTATAAACTTCATATCTACTGAAGGATAACGCTCAGGTTCAAACTGCATATAACGGAAAGCAGCTTTCTTAATTAATGGGATTAGGAAGTCTTCTTGGAAGTTAGTTAATGTACGCTTGTACTTCTTAATAATTCCAGCCATAGCCATAGACATACCTCGACCACCGCCATCACGAGATGCTTCTGAAACCATTGCTTGACTATCTAAAGTACCTGTTGCTTGTAACAACATTCTTTCAAATTCTTTTGCTGTAGAAGCGTTTTCAGGACTAGTCTGACCAAACTTAAACGGATATAAAATCTCACTAGGATTTCCGTTAGTAAGAATAGCTTTACCTGGTTTAACTTCAAACTTAGCACCACGAGGTAAACGAGTAGCATCCATTGCAATCATTGGAGCTGTGGTCAATGCCAAACTATCCAAATAACTGCGGAGTTGTGCATCAATAGCTTTTTGCATATTGTATGCTTTTTCTACTGTTCCACGACCCCAGAAACGATTAGGCACTGTATCATCTTGGTAGGCGATAACAGGACGGTCTTTCATCATGTAAGGGTTAGCTTCTGCCTTTAGTAGTAAACCATCGTTAGCAATAACGATTATAGCCTCTACAAGGTCACTGTAGCGGTCAGCTGTGCTGTCCTCAGGGAATAGGTCTACAACCTCTTCTCCTTCGTTCTCAAGAGCTTCTAGGTACTCTCTAGGAACTAGACCATAGTAAGTTAATAGCTTTACTTTGTCATCTTGATACTGTGTTAGTTCTTGTGTTGGCTCTAAGTCATCATCCACACCGTATGGACCTACATCTACCTTACGATAGATACCTTTTTCCATACCTTCAACAATCTTGTGAATAGACACAAACTTCTCAATCGCAACACCCATTGCTTCATCAATCGTTGTAGCGTTAGGGTCAATCAAGAAGTTCTTAGGGTTAACAGGGTTTACCTTAACAAAGAATACTTCTTTCTCTGATACACCATACGCAGCTTGCGTAGAGCCAGGGATTGGCTGTGTAGACGGAACATACTCAATGTCTGTTTTAACAATAATCTCACCAACACCAGTACCATAGATTTCTGCCATCAATTCAATTTGGTCAATAGACTTACGAATCTTGTACTTTTCTAGGTCTTCACGGAGTTGAACACGCATCATCTCAACATCCATTGGATTACCGTTTATGTCTTGTACATCGTCCTTGATGTCAAAGAACTCACCGTTACCAAAGATAGCTTCCATGATTTCAGCGTGTCGAGTCTCAACAGCTTGTTGCGTTGCAGGAGATATTAAACGACTACGCTCTGAATCACGAGTCTTATCTTCGGCAGCCCATTGACCACGGAAGATACGCTCATACTCTTTCCAATCTTCTAGATAGTTCTCATCACGATGGTCTCTCCAGCGGTCACAGTGTGCAACAACAAAAGAAGTTAACTCTCTATCAGATTCTGAAGGAGCATCCCATTGAGTGTCTTCGTTCATATCCATATTTTCAGCCATGTTGTTCCTTTATTAAAACTTTTTGTTGTAACGAGCTTGTATGTTGTACATCGATTTAGGCATCTGTCCATCTTTAGGAACAAAGTTAGCACCTATGTCTATATTGCCACCCATAGCGTTTGTGTTGTAGCCAGCGTCATACATTCTAGGCATTTGTTTGTAAGAACCATCAGGCATCTGCACAAGCATTGTAGACACACCACCTCTTAAGCCTTCTTGGTCTGCACCTAACCGAGCGTTTAACATTGCTGGCATATTCATAGCTTGCATTCCATTTTGCATCGGCATAAACTGTCCAGTAGAGCCTTGCAAAGTTGCTGTTAGATTAGGGTTCTGTGAAATCTGTTGTTCTAGTAAAGTAAAAAACTCTGGACCGTACTGCTGCATACCTTGGTCAATAATATTATCACCTAACAACTGTCGAAAATATTGGTTCTTTTGAGAAAACTCTCTAGCCATTTGTTGAATAGGGTCAACCTGTTGTTGGTTCTGCATCATTGCTTCTTGAAACAAACCTAGCTGATTATTATCTGCCATAAATTCCCTTGTTAGTAACCACTAATTACATCCATCATTTCCCACTCATCACCGCCATCCTCGTCCGTGTTGTAGCTAGTAACAGCTAACTGGTCGATGTACGACAATGCGTCTGGTAAGTCATCATGTACTCCAGCAGTGGGAAACATTAAGAGTTGGTCAACAAACTCATCAAAGTCTCCATCACAGTTTAAAGACACTCTTCCATGTTCAAACCGTCCCTGCAAAGCCCAAATAACTCTATCTGTCTTTTTCTTGTTACCATGTGTTAAGTCAGCAATGTGAGCATAAGTATTATTCTTTCTCATCAAATCACTTAAGTACGGTAACACTGCATTCTTTAAAGCCCCTCGTTCTATACCAACTGCTAGAGGCTCATAGTGTTTAATATTCTTTAGTATCCTGGTTGCTGTCTCTTCAATATCCCAACGACCAGACTCAATCTTATCGACAAACCAACTGCCATCATCCATCACCTTAACGCAAGCAATCGCTGATTTGTCTAATCTACTCTTAGCTGCAGAAGCATTCTTAGACACAGCTTCAAAGCCAGCTAAATCGATAGCGATGTACCAGCTACCATAATTAGGTTCTTCTCCAAACTTAACCCACTCTTCTTTAAACAAACCTGCACCAGCGTTGTTAAAGGAAGACATATATTCTTGATTGAAAGCAAAGCTAGATAGTGTGCGTTTAGCAGCTTCAATCTCTTTAGGGTCAATCGTTTCATTATCAGAAGTAGTAAAGTGCCAAGACTTCCAATCTTCATCTTCACCTGTCTGTCCAAGCTGATACCAATCATAGAAGTGGTTTCTTCCTGACGGAGTAGAGATAAACATCGCTCTACCTTTTCTATCTGACAAAGAAGCACGAAGTACTCTTTCCCAAATATCAGCTTTAATAAAAGCTACCTCGTCCATTACTAAGTATGATAAAGACACACCACGCAATGAGTCAGGGTTATCCGCACCTCTAACTAATATCTTACGACCATTCACCAAAGTAATCTCTAGGTTATTAATGTGTGCAGACTTGATAATTGGTCTACCTAACTCCATTAACAGTTCCCAGATAATTGTTCTGGCTTGTCCCAAGGTCGGAGCCACATACATAACGCTACTGCCCTCTGGACAGTTAATACCTTCAATCAATAAGGTTACTGCAGAGAGTCGTGATTTACCACATCTTCGACCAGCAGCAATAACCTTGAATCTGGTTTCATCCTTAAATACTTCTTGTTGCCACTTTAGTAGCTGAAAGTTTAAATCAGCCATTACTCTATATCTTTAATATAAACATCAGTGACATCATCTATTACTTCGTTAGCATCAACCGTTGGGTTGGTGATTCCACTAATGTTGATACTTATGGTTGGCATTGAGTTACCGCCCTTAGCTTCAAAACTGGACAAGGGTAACAACCTGTCTCCACAGAACTTTAGCATTGCCCCCTGCGAAGGATGACCATCTGTCAGTGCTGTTTCTATAATCTTTGTAATTACTGTGTCACCAGCAGTAGCCAGTAACCTTGCTTTAAACTCTGCTATGCGACCAGCATCCCCTACAGGACGACCAACAATACCAGGTTTCTTTTTCTTCTGTATGTCGGCTTTCTTCGGACGACCTAACTTAGGTTTTCCATCCACTACTTCTCTTCGTTTAATCTTTGGACGAGACTTCTTTTCGACCGTGTGTTCAGCATCTGACATTGCATCCTTTTATCCCAATAGGGGAAAGACAAATAAAATTATCTAAAGTATTACTTTTTTATCTGAAGTGCTCTATATAGACTATATAGTTCTATATTGATTCCTTCAGAACTCTTAAGCACTTTGTTAGAGGCTTATTTAGTTTGTTTTCATCAAGGTGGTTAATTAGGCTTAGGGTTTAACAAAGTGCTATAGGGTTCTATAGAGAGTATTATAACAACATTGTTAATTCTTGTCAAGCTTTATTTACATCTATTCACAAAGAAAGTATGTCTGAATCTGACAAAGTACCATCTGTATTGACCTGAAGAGTGCATTGTTACCTTAGCGGACCTCCATAGGCTTTATAGGTACTCCGCATGACCTAAAGTGTGCAGTTTCTCCAACAATGATTCTATATTACTTTTAGTTATTGAAATCATAGCGTTATAGCATTATTGCTATTTTACCTTATTGTAAATATTAGGGGTAGCAACAACATTATAACATCACAGCCACCCCCTCCCCGCCATCAATGTTAGTGAGTACTTACTTACATCACAGGTCTATATTGGTCTAAGTTAGTAAGCACTTACATACTTGTCCGAGCTCTAGAGTTATCCACAGGCTATATAGTTATCCACAGGTTATCCACAGGCAGGTGTGAGAGGCTATGTTGCACCATTTCAGTGCCACCTAAGTTAGTAGACACACACTTAACTGACTGACTAAGTTAGTATTGACTAACATAGACATCATAGCTAAAGCCTATCAGAAGCCAGGAATGATAGACCTAGACTATATCAAGACATAAATAACTGTATAGAATCACAGTGGTTTTATATACAGGTTCTTAGAAACGATTTAAACGCTCTCTGTTGAGTTTAAGTCTAAAGTGATACCTTAGTATAGGGTGACACCTGTTCGCAGTTTTCTATATAAACAAAGGGGTTGCGGTCTGTTAGTCTAAAGCTATCAAGATTAACATAGTGATAGAAAAATAAAATGGACGATAGTGTACATTTTCTGCTTGTTCCATGAGAAGATTCGCTTGTAGTTAGAAATTAAACAACAAACACAAAGGAATCAAACCATGAACTATTACAATATTCAAGAAAACAAAGTTACAGGCATAGCACCACATTTGATGGGTATAGAAGACAATAGCACCTGGGTGAGCCGTCACGACCTCAACAGTTTAGAAGAGGCTCAACAACTCGCTGACAAGGTTACAGAGTATGCTCAGAAGCTTTATATCGCTACTGACGCTGGCTCTTGCACCTCACCTAGGTTTGATGTCATTGAAGCACCTCAAGTAGGTGACCAGGTGTCTTACTCATTCAATGGTGATTCATCTCCATGCGGTCATATCACTGCTATATCTAAAACACTAAAGAAAATCAGCACCTCAAATGGTCGTACATTTTACAGATACAAACAATCAGGCTCTTGGAAAATGAATTGCTGGTACATGGTTAGTGGTCATATTGAAGAGCGTAACCCACATTTTTAAACAAATCTAACTGACGAGCCTTTATGAGGCGAAACCGTAGAGATACGGTCTTAGATAAACAAACAAAGGACAACATATTATGAACCAAAAACAACGCACATTAGAGCAAGCTAGAGAGCTTATCCGTTCAGTTTGGACTGATGACCTACCTCAAGACATTCAAGACGATTTACAAAAGGTCTACGAGGAATTGAAATGGATTGCTGAGGATATTGAATAATGTTAAAACAAATAGAGATTGTTGCAGATTATTGGATTATTGAAGATAACCGAACATATACAGAATATGCTGATTCAAAAGGCGATAATTATATGTTTGAAACTAAACAAGAGGCATTAGACTTTATAAAGGGTTTAAAAATGAACACACTAGAACAGTACATTACAGACGCACTACTAAACGAGTACGCTAACACCAGGGACAAAGCTATTCTCCTGGCTGACACGCTAGAGGTGTCTATAAACAGTAGCAAATGGGAAGCATTAGAACAGTTAGTGATTGACTGTTGCGACACTAAAGGCATCAAAATAAATTGGTTCGAATAATTACTCGCATCACCTGGGTGAGAAATCTCCCAGGACTTTAAAAGGGAATTACACAATGAAAAACTTTATTATTAACGCAGTTGTATTACTATCATTAGCCATTGGCTTTGGCTATCTATTCGCAATCGCTTTAACACAAACAAACTAAAGGGGTTTAATCATGAACAATTTAACAGTAGAAGAAAAGAAGGTACTTAGCTATTTAATAACTAAACAATGGGGCGAGCTAGAATTTAACTATCCTGATAAAGAAAAAGCTAAACAAGGGCAAGATATTTTATTGTCTATTAAATCTAAACTTTTGGAGAATTAAACATGAAACAAACAATTAACTCTTATCAATTTCACGATGCTTTTAAACGCATGGACAGAGGCGATGCCTTTACTTATGAGGGCTTAGAAATTCTATTCAATGGCTTAGAAGAGCTTGAAGAAGATTCAAGCGAAGAAATGGAACTTGATGTCATAGCTCTATGTTGCGACTTTAGCGAGATGCATATTAATGAAATCATTGAGGCGTACGGCTATATGATGGATGAGTCACGATTAGAAGATGATGATTCTTTGTCTTATGTTACTGATTGGCTCAATAATCAAACATGGGTATTGGGTGAGTCTAAACCTAATCTTTATATTTTTAGACAATTCTAAGGAGGTAATGATGGATATTAAAAACATGACTGTAAGACAGTTGAAAGCACTCTTAAAGCAGTTGTCTGTTGTTAGTTTAGGGGTTAATGACATCATGTTAAAGCACGAAATAGAAGACGAGTTAAATGAAAGGAAAGGATTTAATAATGACTGATGAATCAATGCGAATATGCTCAACTTGCTCATGTGAGTTTAGCTTAGACGGTGAAGGCGGTATTGAGGGCTATTTTGGCATATTGCCAATGGCTTTCTGCCCTACTTGTTTATCTTGTATGGAGGATATGTGCAACCAACTTAGAGAGGGTGGAGATAATGACTAAAGTTCAGCAGATAGTGACGCTCTTAACAACTCGTTGCATGACCGCCAGAGAGTTAAGAGATGCCATGGGCGGGCAACATACAAAAGAAGCAGTCCATTGTATATTGAACACACTTAAGAAAAGAAATGCTCTTGAGGTGGTCGGAAAGCGTAGCGAGACGGACGAATGTAACCGACGAAGACCTAATTCAGTCTATAAACTCAAGCCTATGTCTGAACCTTTAAAGACACGGGAAAACAGAAAGTCAAGGGCTAAGACTGACTTAACTAAGTTTAGCAATTCTGACCATTGGCGGGCTAACCTGTTAAGAAAAAACTACTTATTTATGATGTATTCTAAAGAAATGGGGTTAAAATATGACACAAATTAACTATAAAACGCTTGAAGTCGATGGGATAGACACTAAAGATTATCCTGATTTTTGCGATGCTTATTTCTCTTATGGTGAGTATGTTGATGGTACTCTATTGACTGATGAAGCACTCGAAAAACTGACAGAAGATGCGGATTTGCTTTCCGAGCATATTCATTCAACAATATACTAGCTCTAAAACGCACTAGAACGCTCTATATGGGGTTTTTGTTGGTGTGTCAATGGGTAGATATGGGTAGGGCTATTTTAACGGCTCTATCTAGGGTTTAAACTAAAAACACTTGACAAGCGTTGCATAGTGTGGTATCATTATGGTTTTAACGGAGGATTGTATGAAACTAGATAGACAGAACGAATATGATAGATGGGTTGCTAAGGTTAATAAGACTGATACTTGTTGGCTATGGGAAGGTACTTTGAATAGAAAATATGGTGCGTTTAGACGCTTTATAAATGATAAATGGGTTATGTATAAGGCACACAGGTTTGCTTATGAATACTTTAATGGTGACATCCCTAAAGGTTTACAAGTATGTCACTCATGCGATAACCCTAGATGTGTCAATCCTAATCATTTATGGATAGGAACGGCTAAGGAAAACGCTGAGGACATGATTAAAAAAGGCAGGAAAACAATAGGGATTAAGAAAACAGGGGAGAACTTAAACAAAAGTATAGCCAATGAAATAAGAGAAGTTTTTAAACAAGGTGGTAAGAAATATCCTGAGATAGCTAAAATGTTTAATACATCTACATCACAGGTTTGTCGTGTAATTAACAATCAAATATGGAAGGACTAAAAATGTCAAGATGCGGATGTTGCAACGAACAACTGAGCGATTATGAGGCTACTCTACGCCATGCCGTTACTAAGAGATTTATAGAGCTATGCGGAGTATGTCTTAAAGAAATAGGCTCATCTATACCCTTACAGGTTCGTAATGACCTTATGGGTGAAGCTGACACCGACTTAGCAGACTTGCTAGACACCAGCGAGGAAGACCAGCTATATGTTGATGATGGGGATTATGATGACTATTGGAAAGAAAGATAACCATGCAATTATGGGAGTGTGGTTCAGTAATTACACACTTTAGCCCTATATAGCTATGTAGCTATGTAGACCTCTTTAGAGTTACAATCATTAACAATAAACCCTTATAGAGAACAATCTATAAAGAACCTTGTTGAAAAGTATTATATAGATGTCTTAAAATGTTGTCAAGTACTTTATTTATTTAAATCTATTGACAATGTCTAAATATGTTTTTACTATGTCTAAAACAATAGGAGAAGTTATGTTGAATTTTATGGAAATGAGTCCTAAAGAAGCACAAGAAGCTGGTAGACACTTTCTACTGTATGAGTTTGCTGACCTTTGCCTTAGTCAAGGTGTCGAGTTTACCCTCGATGAATTGACTGATGTTATCAATAAAAAGTTAGATAACTTAGAGCCTGTATGAAAGATGCTCTTATAGTCCTGGGCTTTGTCTTCGCTTTTATGGGTGGCTTTGCTTATGGCTCGTTGAATCACTATGTTGATAGCTTTGACCACTGCCCTAGCTACACTCAAAGCGGTGTAATCTGGGAAGGGTATAGAGCGATTAGCGATAACAATGAGCGTAGATGTTTTTGGTTAGAGGGTAGATTCCCTTACAGAGTTAGACAAGGAGTAAATAAATGAACAATGATTTAGAATATTTAGCACATGAGCAGATGAAGAAGATGCGAGCTTATATAGAAGAACTACAAACCGAACGAGATAGATTATTTAAAGCACATAGTCTAGTTCAGGTAAGGGCTGATAAGCTATTACAAGTGATGGAGTCTATCGCCAATGAGTACATTGAGCTTAGTTACGATAAGATTCTTTTGCAGAATAAAGAACATATTAAATGGGCTAAAGAAGTTATAGAGGAGATTAGGGGATGAGTTGGAAATGTCCGCCTCTTCATTTATTTAATTGGAATAACGCATGGAAATGGAAAAAAATGGATAAGAAAGTTGAACTACAATTAGCGATTACAAAGCTAGTACTACAAGACCCTGAGCCACATCTAGGCTTGATTGAAGAAGCACTAGAGTCATTCTTGCTAGACCGAGTTGGGGATGAAGCAACACTAAAGGAAATATATGATGACACAAAAAACAGAATCAAAGTTTATTAAGCACTTAGCCTGTAATGACTGTGGCTCTAGTGACGGTAATAGTCTGTATGATGATGACCACACCTATTGCCATGTCTGCCACACCTATACTGCTGGTGATGGCTCAACAATTAAAACCGAAAAGAAACCAATGAATAAGGATTTAAACTTTTATGACACTGCTTCTACTAGTTCTATCGCTGACCGTCGTATTACTTCGTCTACTTGCCTAAGCTACGGAGTTAAGCAATCAAGAGATAAACAATTCTATCCCTACTATGACGCTGATGGTGTTATGACTGCGGTTAAGACAAGAGATGTACCAAGTAAACAGTTTAGTATTGCTGGTGACTTCAAAGAAGCATTACTATTCGGACAAACTAACTTTACTAAAGGCGGTCGTTACCTGACTATCTGCGAGGGCGAATTAGACGCTATGGCTTCGTTTCAGATGCAAGGTAGCAAGTACCCTTGCGTAAGTGTTAGAAACGGTGCTAGTGCTGCTTTAAAGGACTGTAAGGCACAGTATGAGTGGATTGATACCTTTGATGCTATTGTGATTTGCTTTGATGCTGATGAGCCAGGACAGAAAGCAGCTCAAGCAGTAGCGGAGTTATTCGGTGGCAAAGTTAAAGTAATGAAACATAAGAAAGGATACAAGGATGCGTGTGATTATCTTAAGAATGACTCTATTAAAGAATTTACTGATGCTTGGTGGGCTTCTGAGCAACATAGTCCCGAAGGCTTAATTAACGGTAAAGACCTGTGGGATGAATTAAGAGAGCCTCAAAGACTGCCTGACGCACACTATCCTTTTGGTACTTTAGATAATATGCTATGTGGTTTGAGAGGTGGCGAGCTGATTACTATTACAAGTGCCACAGGACAAGGCAAGTCAACAGTCCTTAGACAGCTTGTACATCATTTGTTAAAAACAACTAATGACAATATCGGACTAGCTTTCCTAGAAGAAAAACCAGCCAGGACTGCTTTAGGTATTATGGCTTTTGAAGCAAATAAAGCATTACATTTACCCCACACTGAATACACTCAAGAAGAATATCAAAAAGCTTTTGATAACACCATGGGTACAGGTCGTTGTACTATTTTTGCTCATTTTGGTTCTTTAGACATTGATGTTGTTCTTAGTAAACTTCGGTGGATGGCTAAAGCACAGGATTGTAAATGGATATTTTTAGACCATTATCAGATGGTTTTATCAGGTATTGATACTGATGAGCGTAAGGGCTTAGATATGTTGCTGACACGCTTACGAACATTTGTTGAGGAAACAGGTGTTGGTTTGTTTGGTGTATCTCATACAAGACGAATTGACGGTAATAAAGGACTAGAAAATGGTGTTGAAATTAGCTTGTCTCATTTACGAGGAACACAAGGTATTAGTCAGTTATCTGATGCAGTGATAGGGTTGGAAAGAAATCAACAATCTACTTGTGCTATAGAAAAGAACACTACAAAACTTCGTGTTTTAAAGTCTAGGTATACAGGTGAAACAGGGTTTGCTGGTTCTTTATATTTTGATAAGAATATCTATCGTTTAGTTGAGACTTTTGATGAGCTATAAATATATGTTGACACCCGAAACATTTTCGTGTATACTAATGTTTTAATGTGGAGATTTACATGAAACGAGACCGAGCCGAGTATTTTAAAAACTACTATGAGCAAAACAAAGAAGCTATCATTGCTCGTAAAAAAGAATCAAGCAAAGATTATAGAGAAAAGAACAAAGAGCATCTTAAAGCTAAAAGAAAGGAATACTATTTGAAAAACAAAGAAACTATCTGTGCTAGAACAAAGGCTAATAAGAAGCAAAAATATGCAACAGACCCTTATTCAGACTTAGCTAAACAGAAGCAGTGGAAAATAGAAAACCAAGATAAATATCTAGTTCAAAACGCTAGAACTAGGGCAAAAAAATATGGTGTTGTTTTTGATATATCAGTGGATGATATACACATCCCTGAGTTTTGTCCTTACTTAGGAATAAAACTAGAACCTTTTTCAGAGTGGTCTTCTCCTTCTTTAGATAAGATTGACCCTAAGCTTGGTTATGTAAGAGGCAATATACAGGTTATCTCTAACTTAGCTAACACCATGAAAAGTTCTGCATCTATTGAACAGCTTGTTATCTTCGCAGAGAATGTGTTAAGATTACATAAAAAGGGGAAATTATGAAACAAGACTTATTAGAAGCTGCACGGAACTACGCAAAAAACGATGAATATCATGTCACTCGTAACTATATCTTGGCTTTGTGTTTAGAGATTGAGCGTTTACGCAGTCTTAATAAAGATGTCTTTAGTAAGATACAAGACAATGTAGAAGTCTTTGAAGACGCTGAACGCTATCGCTGGTTAAAGACACAAGCGTGGGACTTACCTGAAGAGGTCGTTGCACCAACAGTTATCTCTTGTGATGGTCGTGGTCAGAACTGGACATGGCTCACAGGTATCATGTTAGATGAAGCCATTGATGAGTTTAGGAAGGGTAACAAATATGATTAACGAACACGACATCGCAGATATGTGTCAGCTAGATAAGCTACACGAGGGTGATAAGTTTAGTGTACTTGGTGATTACGATACAGAAGTATTTAAACTTAAAAACTTTAGTGATGGCTTTGCTTTCTGTTACGACAGTCACGGTGTGTTACACCATTTCGCAACATGGATAAAGGTGGTTAAAGTATGAACATCAAAATTGGAAACAGAATAGTTAACATCAACAATGTTACTTACATTATTGACCGCCAGGTTTACTTTAACAACGGCACTTCATGGACTGCTACAGAGCCTGAGATTCAGGACTTACTAGCAGCAATGTTTAATGAACCAAGGAAAGAAGATGATAAAGTGGTTAGGAACGATACTGTGCCTGTTAGGAATCGCACTAACAAGTCTAAACGAGTTTCCACTTAACTTATGGTTTGGTTTTGTTGGGTCTGCTCTTTGGGCTTATTCAGGGCTTCAACACAAGGACATGGCTTTGTTCGTGGTTGAAGGTGTTGCAGTAGCTATGTATGTCATGGGGTTGGTAAATGTCTTTACACAATAACGATAAACGATTTGATTTGGATTTAGCTTATGGACAAGTGTTTGAACAAAAGGTTGCAGAGATTCTCGGACAAAGTAAGATTGAGATTAAAACTGAGAAAGACAAATGGAAGACGACAGGTAACATCGTCATTGAACATGAGTCAAGAGGAAAGCCGTCGGGAATCATTACTACTGAAGCGGATTACTGGCTACATAATTGTGCCATTGGCGATGACATTGTTTTTTCTGTCCTTCTTAAAGTAAGCACTCTGCGTAAGTACATTGCACGACATAACCCTAGAAGTGTTCGTGGCGGTGACGACATGACATCAAAGTTATACTTGATTAAATTAACAGACTTGGTTACACTAATCTAATGAGAGTAATTATTGACATCGAAACAAACCTAGAACACGATAAGATATGGTGTGTGGTTTGTCGTGACTTAGACACTGATGTTGTGTCTACATTCTTACGACCAGATAATCTACAAGCCTACTTAGACTCTTGTGTTAGTTTAATCGCACATAATGGCATAGGGTTTGATTTCCCTGTATTAAAGAGATTATGGAATATACAGGTAAAGAAGTCTCAGGTTGTAGATACTCTTGTTATGTCTAGGTTGTATAACCCTAGCTTAGAAGATGGACACAGCTTGGCTGCTTGGGGTAATAGACTAGGTTATCCAAAGATAGAATTTAATCAGTTTGACAAGTACTCACAAGAGATGTTAGATTATTGTATACAGGATACAAAGGTAACAGCAGAACTTTATAAACATTTAGAAAGGGAAATGAAAAATGACTACTCGCAAAAGAGTATCGAACTCGAACACCAGGTTGCAATCATCATTGCAGAGCAAGAACGAAACGGCTTTAAGCTCGATGAAAGAGGAGCTACGGAGCTTCTATGCACTCTTAAGACTAAGCTGGACGCTATCAAAGTTGAAATGGAAAGCATATTTCCTCCGAAAGTCGAGTCCAATCGAGTCCATAAAACCACAGGTAAAGCCCTCAACGACATCATCACCCCGTTCAACCCAGGCAGTCGCCAGCAAATCGCAGAGCGTCTCCAAGAGAAAGGTTGGGTTGCCAAGAAAAAAACCGACAAAGGAAGCATTATAATTGATGAAGATGTGCTAGATTTAATTATAAAGGAAAACTAAAATGTTAAGTATTGATGAGATAGATATGTTATGGACAGAAAGCTCTGACGGAAAGCTATACTGGAATGTAGACCGTGGAAATAATAAACTCAAGGGAAAAGAGGCTGGAACAGTTCAACGAACAGGTTATAAATATGTTATGTACTGTGGAAAACTGTATTCAGTTCATAGAATTATATTTTTTAAAAATCACGGATACCTTCCAAAAGAAATAGACCATATGAACTGTATTAAAACAGACAACAGAATTGCAAACTTGAGAGAAGCCACAAGAAGTCAGAATCAATGGAATCGTTCAAGTTACAAAAACAGCAAAACAAAGGTAAAAGGAGTTTCTTTGCATGGCTGTGGTAAATATTCTGCAGAACTAAAACATGAAGGTAAAAAACATTATCTAGGATTATTTAAGACAGTAGAAGAAGCAGCAAAAGTAGTAATGAAAAAAAGACAAGAATTACAAGGTGAGTTCACCAACCATGGCTAATGCAGAATTAAAACGATATGCTGAAAGTCTCAAAGAATACTTAATGCTTCAGAAAAGGATTGCTCAGATAGAATCTTGGTTATCAGCAGTAGAATCAGATGGTAGGGTTCACGGTCGTGTCATTACTAACGGTGCAGTTACTGGTCGTATGACGCACATGAGTCCTAACATGGCTCAAGTTCCTAACAGCGGTGCTGTCTACGGACCTGAATGTAGAAACCTATGGACTGTAGAGAAAGGCAATAGATTAGTTGGCATTGACGCTTCAGGTTTGGAGTTGAGAATGTTAGCTCACTATATGAAAGACGATGCGTATACAACTGAAGTCGTATCAGGCGACATACACACAGCCAATCAGATGGCAGCAGGACTTGAAACGAGGAATCAAGCTAAAACATTTATTTATGCCTTCTTGTATGGTGCGGGAAGTCCCAAAATCGGGTCGATTGTTGGAGGTGGTGCGAAAGAAGGACAAAAACTCATTACTAGTTTTCTACGCAACACCCCGAAACTCAAAGCACTTCGTGAGAAAGTTGGTCGTATCTACTCTCAAAAAGGCTGGCTACCAGGTCTTGACGGACGGAAGTTATTGGTTCGTTCGGAACACTCCGCACTCAATACGCTACTGCAAGGTGCGGGTGCAATCGTAATGAAGCAAGCAGTTGTGTTGTTGTCTAATCGTTTAAAGAAAGAAAAGATAGAACATAAGTTCTGCGTGAACTGCCATGATGAATGGCAAATTGAATGTAAACCAGAAGATGCTGAAACTGTAGGTAAGTACGGAGTACAATCAATTACAGATGCAGGTATACTGTTAGAAATGCAATGTCCACTTACAGGGGAGTATAAGATTGGAAACTCATGGCGTGATACCCATTAGAAAATGTAAAGAATGCTCGGTTGAGTGTTTTGATATAGGGCAACTATCATCAGTGTTTGTTAAAAGTAATCAAAGTAAACACGGCTATCGCAATCTATGCTTGTCTTGTAAATACAAAGAAAATAATAACAATCCTAAAGCAAGAGATTGGAAGACAGACCATCAGACAAAGAAGAGATATTGCATAGATGCTGAGACATATAAACAGCGTATGCAATCATCTGTTAAATGTCAGATTTGTTCTTCCACTAAAGAACTTTGTTATGACCACGACCATGCTACAATGGCATTTAGAGGTGTCCTCTGTCGTGGCTGTAACAGGTCTATAGGGCAGCTAGGGGATAGCTTAGAGTCTATTTTAAAAGTAGTTAAATACTTAGAGGCAGCAGATAATGATTAAAGATGACGAGTACGATTACGACGATGAAGAGAATGTAGCAGGTGTTGTGTCTATAGTTGCTTACAGGAATGATACCTATATCATTAAAACAGATTTACCTGGAGAAGACATGATTCAGTTAGTAGTAGAAGTAGGCGATGATTTAATAGAAGGTGAAGTTGAAGGACTTGAAGATATTTTACATCGTGGAATGACAAAGCACTAAAATGTAGTATACTTACCTTGTAGCGAAAGTAGCTGGTTACATATGAACACTGTTATAACTGCTGCAGATAGTATAATAATTCAAGAGTAATACGAAGCAAGTAGCTACACTTTTAAACGCAGTATCTAAGGAGAATCAAATGAGTGAAATTAAACCAGTAAAATTATCAGCAGAAGTTAATTGGGCTTTCTTTGACAAGGTGTCAGAGATGTCAGGTAAATATCAGGTTGACTTATGCAACCTAACAGACCAAGCGGTAGCAGCATTAGAAGCTATCGGTGTAGCACCTCGTAAGCGTGAAGACAAACCTGAGAAGGGCTGGTTCGTTACCGTTAAGTCTAGCAATCCAATCAAGCCTGTAGATGACAAAGGTAATCACATTACTGCTTTGGTCGCTAACGGTTCTAAAGCAACAGCTTTGGTATCAGCTTACAACTGGAACTGGAAGAACAAATCAGGTGTTAGCCCTACATTGATGAAGATTGTTATCACTGACTTGAAGGAATACAATCCTGAAGCAACAGCGACAGCTGATTTAGACGACGACATTCTTTAATGATAACGGCTCTCATTGACGCTGATTCTTTGTGCTACGCTGTGGGGTTCTCATCTAATGATGTAGATGAAGCCCTAGCAGTGTCTCGCTTAGAAGCAACGATGATTGAGCTTTGTATGGACATTGAATGTGATGAGTATCAGGGATTCCTTACAGGTAAGGGTAACTTCCGAAATGACATCGCAGTCACAACACCGTACAAAGGAACTCGACCAACTGAGAAGCCAGTACACTTACAAGCCCTAAGAGACCACCTAGTGACCTCTTGGGGTTTTGTAGTTGTAGATGGTATAGAAGCTGATGACGCTGTCGGTATAGCTGCTTATGCACTTGATGAAGATGAATCCTTGATGGTCCACATCGACAAGGACTTGAACCAGTTTAGAGGACATCATTACAACTACCGCAAGAAAGAGAAGTACTATGTCTCTGAGTTTGCTGGTTGGCACGCTTTCTACTTACAGATTCTAACTGGTGACAGAGTGGATAACATCGAAGGATTAAAAGGTATTGGTCCTGCTAAAGGAACTAAGATACTTAAAGACTGCACTAATGTAGAAGAGCTATACGAAGCTGTACTCAAGGCTTATGATGGCC